CGCAGATTCCTCAAGTCTATATCCAAGCCCCACCCGATCAGCTTTACCTATCGGAGTGGGACATCATGTTTATGCCTGCCCCGCTTGTCGCGACGACAGACTTTGACGCACAGGTTATCGAGCCGGCTAACAAGGCTGTGCAATTCGGTGCCGCGGCTTATCTTCTATACAAACATCAAAACTTAGGGCAAGTGGCAGGGTTGCACGACAAATACACGTCATTCGTCCCACATATATTAACCACCTGGGGTGAAACTCGCATTCCTAATCCGTATCATCGAACTTTCCAGCGTCGCGTTAATCGGTACTGATGCGATGGCGCTATCTCCACAATCTCAACGTACCGCCTCGCAGATTGGCAATTCGAAATTCATTACGTTCACATCTTTCAAGAAAATGAATACCAAAGTTGCTAGACAAAATCTTCCGGAAACGGAAGTTTCGTGGATGGAGAACCTGCAACCGATTGCTGACAATGATTTGTTGACGGTTCCGGGTGCCTCCGCGTCAATTTCGACATTAGCGGGAAAGACCGTTGCGCGCTCCTTCCCGGCGAATATAGGTGGGACAGACTATATTATAGAGTTTAATGCGGATGGATCGTGCATAGCTGTTAATGCGAGCGGTGGAGCGCAAACCGTTGTCGCCGCAGCGGCGACGTTCTCGACTACGCCAGATATGACGGTGTTTGCGTCGGCACGTATCCTGATAATGGACAGAACGAAGGGTTACGCAACCTGGGACGGAACCCTATTCGTCGGTTCCGGTGGTGTCTCTCCAAACATCCAAGTCACCAATGGAGGAACCTATGCGGCGACGCCGACCGTCACTATCGGTGGAGGCAGTGGAGCAGGTGCAACGGCTCATGCCGTTATGGGAGGGTCCGGCGCAAACCAATTTGTGGCGCAGGTCGTGCTTGATAACCCTGGTACCGGATTCAAAACCGGAGACGCAATCACCGTTACATTTGCCCCAGCCTCCACAACAGCCGCAACTGCCCGTGTCTGGCCGCAAGTCACCGGAACCACCATCACGGTGTTTGCCGGTCGTGTATGGTGGGCCGATGGGCGAATTCTCAACTTCACCGGCACAGCAGGATTTGACGATATCAACCCCGCTAACGCTGCGGGATCGACCACGATAACAGACGCCGATCTCACGCATTTGATCACGGCGGTTCGGGCGCTGAATAACTTCCTCTACATATTCGGAGACCAGAGCATCAAGCAGATTGGATCGATTGCCGTTCAGTCGTCTATAACTCTCTTTACGATTCTCACCCTGTCATCCGACGTGGGAACCTCGTTCTTAATGACGGTTCAATCGTACAACCGTATTGTATTGATGGCCAACAAGAACGGAGTTTATGGTATTTTCGGTGCGACCGTACAGAAAATATCTGACGATCTCGACGGCATATTTCAACTAACAGATTTCAATTTGCAGCCATCCGCTGCACTCAATGATTTGAGCAATATTCACTGTTACGTGTTGTTGATCAAATACCTTGATCCTATTCTTGGAACACGGAACATATTGCTTCTATTCCAGAAAGACAAATGGTTTGTCGTTTCACAAGGATCATTGCTGGCAATTTGCTCGTTGCCTCTCGCGTCCACAACGCAGGTAGCCACCTTCGGGTCATCCGGTAGCGATGTCACGCAACTGCTGTCAAACAAAGCTGTCGCGGTACCTATTCAGCTAATCACCTCGCTGACACCGCACGGAAACATCATTCAGGCCAAGAAATTAATTAGATCGGGCATCTGCGTCACAACGCAGACCGCGCAAAATCTGGCGATGACGGTGGATACAGAGAATGGCAGCAATAGTTACTCGTTTCAGGCGTCTACCGTCGTAAACTGGGTTAACAATGCAGGACAAGTTGTGCAGTTTCAGAACAACGGACTGTCAAACGTCAATTTCGTCACGGGTGGTTTCAAATTTCCATATCAGGATACGGAAGGTATGGGTAAGTTCATCGGCAACACTGTCACGGGAACTCTTGCAAACCTGTCTATAAATGCCATCGCCAATGAATACGTTGACGCAGATTTGTGGGGCACCTCGCCATGAGCGACCTGACATCACTACAGAATTCACTCGTTATTGCGGTCAATACGATATCGACCACGCCAATTACGGTCATCGGAGCAAATCCGAGACGGTCAAGATTAACATTTCATAATCCAGGACTCATAGCCGGCGGCGTCGATGTTTTCGTCTTTCCAACGACAGTGCTACAGAATACGCCGGGCGGCGGCAGCATTCCGTTGACGCCATCAACCGCCGCTCTTGGTGGCGGGTTCCGCTTGTTCGCTACCGGCGGCGATAGAGTTATCGAGGGGCTTGCGGCCAAGCAGGCATGGCAGGCTCTGTCGGCCAGCGGTGCCGGCAATCCTTTAACGATCATGGAGGAATCATGAAACGTTCTGCAAATGTTCTAGGTATAGGAAAAAGCAATAGCTCTCATAGATTGCGTGAATGCCATTCCACACGGTACCATGGACATAGGGTTCTTGGGTGGGACGCATTTTTTGCTTTTTTCTTACTGACCAGCGCAGCGTTCGCGCAGAATGTCACGGTACCGACGCGGCCGGCCGGTGATAACAGCAACGCGGCAGCCTCAACGGCGTTCGTGCAAGGTGCTCTGCCATCCATACTCGTCACAGCACAGCCATTCAATGCAAAGTGTGACGGATCAACAGATGACGCAGCGGCAATCAATAGCGCCATCGGTTCCTTACCAACTGGCGGCGGCGTTGTGCTGTTTCCCCCTGGCGTAAACTGCAAAGTCAATTCAACGATAAATATCGGCAACGGAACTTCATCGCTAGCGTCGACTCGTCAAGGTGTCATCCTACGAGGTATCGGCAACCCAAACACTGCACCTATTTTTCCTGGGTTTTTGGCGACAACAGGTCCAAAAATCACCTGGGGTGGTAGCGGTGCGGGTGGTATTATTTCGATTAATGGTCCGTTGCAGGGATGGGCTGTCGAAAATCTCTATCTCGATTGTGCGAGTGTTGCAGCGTCGGTTGGCCTCAATATTGTCTCGGCGCAGAACGGAGAAACACGCAATCTAACACACGTCAATTGCTTCCGAGGCAGGCTATCGAGCACCGTTCCTGTTTTTGGAGCATTCACCAACACAAATAGCCAACACAATAAGTTCTACAGTACTACGGTTCAAGTCCCAGCAATTGCCGGCGCATCTGGTATTTTATCGACCGGCGGGGCGACGGCCGATACTGACTTTGAAACATGGGTAGGAACCGATGTTTTCCTCCCCATATCCGTGATCTCCGTTTGCGGTTATACGCTTCAGGCGACCGAATCCAGCACTCTCATCAATAGCCATTTTTATGGTGGCAATGCCAGCGCTGTGTCAGTGTGTCTTGACTATAGTGTTCTGTCTAGTTGGCCGGCATCAATTACGTTTTCTGGCATTGACCCGTTTCAATCAGGTGGCGGAACGCAGTTTGCCAACGTAGGCACTCCTGGGGCTGGCGCAAAACCAAACTATATCCTGCCGCTTGGTGAAACGAACTCCGCAACTTGCCCAAACATTGCAAATCTTGCTTGTTTCCAGTCAAATCGTATGTTCTTCAATCCAGGTGGGAATAATGTTGGCAAGGAATTTCCGCCGCCGGCATGGACAACCTTCACGCCAACACCGACCTGTGGAACGGCAACGTTTACGGTGACAGCGTCGAAGTTCTACGCCATAGGGAAAACAACCACGATCACGATGGATTTCCAGATAACAGCCCTTGGAACATGCACTAGTTTGTTGACATTCACGCTTCCCAACACTCCGAACACGAACGGCGGATTTGCTGGCAATAATTCTAACAACGGCGCAAGTCCTGCATGTCGATTTGGTGGTTCGGCTACTGCGTCGTGCAATAATGGTCTTAGCAGCAATTTTGCTGTAAATGATCGTCTTTTCCTGACCGCAACCTACGAGAACCAATGAGCACGGAATTTGCGCTCAACCTGTTCCAGTTCGGAGACATCGCCGGCAACGGGCAGTGGCTGGTGGGCCATTTCCGACAGCATTTGAGATACAACGCCGTTCTCGCGGCACGTACGCCAGCGGTGTTGATACCGGAATTTCCCATCCTGTCAGTGGAGGCGGGGCAGGTCGGACGGAGAGACTGGCTTGATTCGCACGATTCTTGGCATAGACTAATTCGACCATTCACCGTTGTAACCGGCATAAATTTGGCTGAGGTAAATCTTGACGACGAGAACCAATTCTACGCCTGGATGGAGCTCCACAACCAAGAACACTCGTTGTTCGATCTCAGCTTAGGAGTGCAGTAGATGGCCGATCTTCCCCGTTTCGTTTGGCGTCTCATTCGCAACGCGAATTTTCAAGGCGACGGGGGAGACGGGGGAGACGGGGGTAGTGGCGATGTAGGTGGCAACGAAGGTCCTGACGGATCGGGAGCTGGCACGGGCCCTGGCGGAGTCGGTGAGGAAGCTTCTGGCGGCGGAACCGGCGCACCGAGTGGCACTAGCGGAACGGATACCAGTGGGACTACGGCCCCCGCTACGAACGA